CCTTGAGACTTATTGCCTTTCTGTACGTTACAGCGCTTGCAACAGGCTACAGCGTTATCAAAGCTCATTACTAATTCAGGCGCTTTACTTACCGGGATTACGTGGTCTATCTGGTCTGCATCTGACCCACAGTAAAAGCATACAAAGTTATCTCTAGACAGCACAGTATTTCTAAACTTATACCTATAAGCCCTGTTTAATCTAGGGTCACCGCGCTTTGCCACTAGTACCAACCAAACTTTCTGTGATGAAATAGAGCCAAGCAAGGGCTGCCTTTATAGAGCCTATGCTTTGCTATGTACTTTAGCCCTAAGTCTATCTGTTTGTAAGGGTTTGTTTCTTTCATCTTTAACAGCTGTGGTATGCCATAAGCGCTACTATGTTTATTCTTGGCTTTAGGTCTCCAGTTGCTCTCTTTAGTCCATAGTTTCTCTAAACATACAAATTCTTTATAATTACCTATCTTTATATGAGCATATATTTTGTAAGCATCTCTAGCGTTTATATCAGCTTTAGCCGGAACACTTTGTATAAAGATAGAGCCTAATACTAGGCATAGAACTACCCTAAGATTACGCAGCTGGGCTGAGCTATCCGCTAGGGCGGCTCTGCCTGCGCGCAGTAATCGTACTGGGCTAGTCAAGCACATCACGATATTGTGGATAACTTGAGCGGGCTTTGGGCGTGTTGTCCACAGGTTATTAGCCCTTGTGGATAACTTAATTGCGTACCTGCCGGGCATTGGCTACGTCTACTAGCGTTATATCTAATAGCCCACAGCGCGTACATTGTAGGCATTTGACGTTAGGTGGCAGGTGGTCAGATACCACGCGCTCTAGCTGTAGCGTAACTGTGGTGCATTGTCTGCACTTAGCCTCTATGTAGAGCATAGTTTTTAACCCCATTATCTAATAACTATTGGTTTATAGAATTGCATATAGTTAGCAAGCTCTAGGCGTACTACTAGCTTTGTTACATCTTCACGTACAAAGTGATTATGTACAATAGGTCTAAATGGTTGCAGGGTCTCTACTGGCACTATAAATAGGCCGTCTGTAAACCTAAATACTAGCCTGTGATAAGCGCTTTCTAGGTCTTTGAACAACGGCAGTATGCTCATTTGTTGCAGCTTTGTGTAGGCTACAAAGGTAGGCTGTGTATAAGAATAGTTACACCATAAAACCTCTAAATCACCTATGTAGCTCTCAAAGCCGTTACCCTGTTTTTCGTTTATGTGGAAATCTGTAAAGTAGTACTTAGGTGTAGGGGTCAATACCCACGGATATACCGTAGTAAGGTAATTAGCTACCTTTGCTTCACGCTCTAAACCTAGCTCTGTCTGTCTAATTGGTTGCACGGCTGGCCCTCTCAGACTCACTTAATAGCTCATCTGGTACAGGCTCACGCTCTGCTACAGGGTCTAGGTTGCGCCCGGCCTCTAGTAGTACCTCTGCGTGGTCATCTGGCCTTAGCCATTTATCGCCGTACTGTCTTAGCCATACTGGCTCACATTGATTAGCTTTGACTTTATCGGGGCATAAATAACCCTTATAGGGCTTGCCTGTTTTATTAGATAAACCCTCAATTAGCACTCTATGCCCGTGTTTACATATAGGCGGCTCTGGCATTGGCTCTGCCCCTAGCTTGGCCTTTAGAGCGCTTATAGACTCAGAGGCGCTAGGTACTGCCCCACCTGCTCCGCGTGTCTGTAATGGCGCTTGTATAGCCTCTACCTTCTCCATATCTTGCCTAGTAGGCCTGCCGACACCGCCGGGGCTAAGCAAACCAATAACGCGCCCATAGGCCGAGGTTACGCAATTCTCTACCCAGAAATTAGCATTTACGCCGCGGTCTGACCTAACCTCTAGCGCATAATCTACAGCGCTTGGTTTGTCATCTTCATAGTTTTTATAGGCTTCAGCTCTTATTAGTATGTAACCGTTTTTTAGGTCTATATCTTCTATGTAGGCTATTAAGCGTAACCCGGGAAACTCAGCCCGCGCTCTTTTTATGCGAGCGTTTACATCTTCGTAACCGTCTAAAAAGCTCATTTAGTTACCTCTTTTAGGGCCTTAGCTATATTGCGCCCTCTTAGGTAACCGTCACCGTGGCCTTCTCTATAACCTGTGTGATAGGCGGCCCACATAAACAGCCCTACTATTAGCACAGTAAACGTTATTACTGCTAAATCTATTAACATACATCACCCTTTGTTAAGGCTGATAAAACTACTACACTAAGTAGCCCTCTCAGCGTGTAGTAAAAGTATGACCTATAGCTGCGACATATTGCTAGTTTTATAGGGGCGTGTCTTTTTTTGTGTCTTTATCAGCTTTAGATTTAAGCCCATTACCAGCCAATACCCCGCCTAGAGCGCCTGTCAAGAATATAGCTAGGGTCTGTAGCAGCTGTATAAAATCTCTGTCATTAGGCGCTTGCGCCCCTATTGGCTGTGTTACAAATACTAAAGCGTATACAGCGCCCATAGTGATACCAAAAAAGGTCATAGCCAATACAGCGCCTATAAAAAAGATTAGCCGGGCGTGTATGTCTTCCGGCGTTAATTTTGTACGCGGTCTACTCATTGGGGTTAATAAGATTTTCTGTACATACGCCCGTTGTTTTGCATTGAGGCGGGTTACACTCTGGTTTTTCCCAGTTTTCATATTCTTGGCACGGATACCTTACCCAGCCGTCATAGCCGCACCCAGCTAAGAGCGTTGCAAGTACCAGCGCCCTTAGCAGGGCTTGCACTACTTAGCGCCTATGCCAAACTGTTTCTCATTAGGCTGTACTGCTTTTAGCAGCGGCCCAATTAACCCAGCTATAAACGCATTAGCCAATACTTTAGGCTCTGTTATACCGGATATATAAAGAGCTGCAACGCTTGCGAGCGCGGCGCGCCCATAGCTGTATAACGCTGCCTCTATTTGTTTTTTATTCATTTACCTAACCTGCTCTGCCCCTTAGTCGGTTAGCCCTTTGCTTAACTTTAGTATGCGCTTAGCCGCTTTGTCTGCATTTATGCTTACCTCAAAGTGCATTTCATCGGCACGTGTCCACTCACCACCCCAAGCTAACCCGTACTTTTTACATAAAGCCTTTAGCATTGGCACTTTTTCCGCTGGAAATGTACCGCGCTTAGTCAGCGGGTGTTTAGTAGCATTTAGGTCTATTGCTGTCCCGCTGCTGTGATTACTTAATTTACCTACTACCCCTCTTACATCTCTAAAAGCGTACCCCCACTCGTCCCACTCGCCTTCATCTATGGGCTCTATTAACGCGTGGAACTCAGCAGCAAAACCTATTAGCAAAGGTGCTACAGCCTCAGCGCATCTAAGCTTTCTATTAGTACCCGGCACGGGGTAATTCTTAATGCCAATTTCTGCCGGGTCTTTGCTGGCAGGCCAGCCGTTATAGCTTGTTAGCAAGTTACAAACCTAACGCCTTTAAGTCATCTGCCGTCAAACCTAGCGCAATTAACTTAACCTCAGCGCTTGCTTTCTTAGCTGCTGCCTGTGCTTCTTGCTCTGCCTTGTAAGCATCATATTGAGCAAAACCTGCCTCAAATTGTGCTTTGGTTATTGGCTCACACTCAGGAAAACTTAAACCTTCGTATGTATCGCCAACTAAAACATAACCGCCGTTTGGAATAAGAAAACCTAAAACTTGTGCTGAGGTTGCCATTTATGCTCCTATTTCTAATAAAATCATACTGCCGACGGCGCTATTTTGTTGAAATACTAATTGTGCGCTATTGGCTGTTGTTGCTAATTTGCCCATTGTTTTATAAGTGGTTGCTGAAGTTGTAGCAGGTGAATCCAAATAAGTTGCATTGTGGTAGTGTCTTTGTTGAATATAAGCAGGTGAGCCTTGAGTTGCTGCTGCAATTCCATTAGCAAATTCTTGCAAATAAATACTGGTATTCCCTCTGCGTAAATCTACTGCCCCGTCAAATATAGTAGTTTCTCTGTTAGCTAAAAGGCATTGATTTACTAAAACTAAAACTTTGCTTGTTGCAGATGATGGCGTAATTGTTGCAGACAGACCGCTATCTGTATATGAAGTGCTAGTAATTACTGTTTGAGTTGAATAAGTTGCCTGAACTACCTGCAAAACTTTTCCACCACTAGCAGCAGTAGCCCACTTTAGACCTGTTGCTTCCGCGCTATCGGCGGTTAATACTGTTCCATTAGCGCCAACAGCTAACCGGCTAAAAGTATCTGCACCCGTACCCGGTACTAAATCACCTTTAGCGTCTATAGCAGTTGCCATAGAATTAGTAATAGTTACGGTGCCGCTAGTGCCACCGCCGCTAATACCTGTGCCAGCTGTTACGCCTTCAATATCACCGCTAGCAGGTGTAGCGAACTGAAAAAATATAGCCGCGCTCGCGCTAGTAAAACGTAATACGCCGCCTTGATTTTGTGCTAACGCTAGAGATCCAGACGTGCTAACAGTTGCCGTACCAGCTGTAATTGTGCTAACGCCTGCACCTAAGTTAATAATAGTTACAATATCGCCCGCTGCAAATAAGCCTGTATTTACTGTAATTGTAGTAGCACTTGCATTACTCATTGTTATTGCATCACCGGCATCTGCCGCTACTAATACATAGCTAGCAGTTTTTGCATTAGCCGCGCCGCCTAGCATGGCGGTTTGCTGTAGAGAAGTCATTTGGGCGGCGGTGAGTACCTGCCCCGTGGTGAACACTTGCTTAGTAATGGCTACCCCCTTAGTAGGCTAAAACGCCTGTGTCTAGCAGGCCGTATATAGCAGAGTCTAATATAAAACTGTCGATAATAGGCTCTAGTGTGGTTAGTGTCGTTTTCCAGCTGCCGGGCGTAATTGCCATAGCTACGCCAAACACCTGCAAAGTCTTAGTTAAAGTAGATGAGCCCGGTTGGTTTGTAGTAATAGTTATAGGGTCAAAAAAATCTAGGTCTAGGGC